GTCAAACCATAAATCTCCATTTTCTGGAGAAACTGGCTGTGTATCACTAACTGGAAGTTGTGGACTTCCTACTGCAGTATCTACATAAAGTTTTGTTGCTGCATGTGCGTTTTGAGTAGGAGTGGCAACTGTGACTGTTGATCCAAAAGTTCCGCCATCGGCTACAATAATGCCGTGCTTTACTCTGAAGTCTTTATTTACTGTTGCCACTTCCGACCTCTATTCTAGTTATGCTTCAATATAAATCTTGTGTACTTTAACAGCAGTATCTGCTGCTGCACCAGTTACCTGAAGAAGAACGTTTCCACCACTGTAAACAGCGTTAGTTGTTCCTAGTTCAGCGTTGCTGATTACATCTGCATACTCTGTTAAGTAAACGTTGTTTGATCCATCAACTGTGACAAGAACTTCAATTACTTCAATATCAGTACCTTTTTTCATTTGTACGATATATTTAGCGCTTGAGTATGTTGCTGTTGACCATGAGTCAATTGTTGTTGCTGAAGTTGATGCGGTAGCAAGAGCAGAACCAACAAGGGCATCTGGAAGAGCAATACTTGTCGCTGCTGCTGCACCAAGGGTTGGTGTAGTAAAGGTTGGACTATTAGTAAATGCTACTGTTCCAGTTCCTGCTTCATCGGTTAATGCTGATGCAAGGTTTGCAGAAGATGGAGTTTCAAGGAATGTTGCAATTCCTGCTCCAAGTGATGTTATTCCAGTACCACCGTTAGCAACAGGAAGTGTTCCTGTAACGCCAGAAGTTAGGGAAACATTTGTAATAGTGTTTGCTGAACCACTAATTGACTTGTTTGTAAGTGTCTGAGTTCCATCGTTTGTTGTTACAGTTGAATCAATGTCAAGAGTGTTTCCAGTCTTGTCTAATCCTGTACCCGCAACAATTTGTCCCAAACCAGTAAACTGAGTAAAAGTAAGTGCTGTGGTGCCAATTGTAATTGAGCCATTGTTAGTTAATGTATAACCTTGATCAGCGTTTACAGTTCCTTCTTCTACGAATACCGCAAAATTTGAAGTAAGTTCAGAGCCTGCATCTGCATCAGTTGAACGATCTGGAGCACCAGATGCCTTAACTACATAGATACCATTTTCTGAACCAGTTGACTGATTCTTAACAAGAACACGGTCACCTGTAGCAAGAGTTACTCCGTCAAGAGTATCTCCATTTTCTAGATCAGATGCGAGTGTTACTGCTGCAGTTGTTGCTGCACGTACTGATGCTTTCCAATCAATACCCTGTGCTGCTGAGTCTACATAATTCTTTGTTGCTGCATCTGTTCCATCAGTTGGTGTACCAAGACCTGTGATCTTGTTTGTACCCATTGCAATTGCGCCAGTCATTGTTCCGCCTGCAAGGGCTAGTTTTTCACCAAGTGATGTTGTAAGTCCTGAAATCTTTGACTGATCAATTGCTGCTGATGCACTGATATCACCATTTACAATTGTTCCGTCTGCAATCTTATCTGAAGTTACTGCACCATTTACAATCTTTGCTGTCTCTACTGAATCTGCAGCAAGTTTAGCAGCGGTTACGTTAGCGTCTGTAATTTTTGCTGTGGTTACTGAGTCTGTAGCAAGTTTAGCGTTAGTTACGTTAGCGTCAACAATTTTTGCTGTCTCTACAGAGTCTGAAGCAAGTTTTGCTGCTGTTACGTTAGCATTTAAAATCTTTACAGTAGTTACTGAATCTGAAGCAAGCATTGTTGCTGTAACTGTTCCAGTATCTCCAGTAGTAATAACTGTTCCATCTACGTTTGGAAGTGTAATTGTACGGTCTGCTGTTGGGTCAACTACTGTAAGTGTTGTCTCATAAGCGTCTGCTGTTGCACCTTCAAATGTAATCTGTGTATCAAATACTCCAACTGCTGCTGGGGCTGACCATTCAACGCCATATGTAGCAGATGAGTTTGCTGTAAGTACTTGACCGTTTGTGCCAATTGCTAAACGAGCAACTGCATCGTCTGCGCTACCAACAATTAAATCACCTTTAGCATCAACTGTGCCTGCTGTAATTACGTTCTTTCCATTAACGGTCGCAGTTGATCCCTCAACTACCAGTCCCGATTTTACTCTAAAATCTTTTGTTACGGTTGCCATCTTTTATCTCCTTGGTTAGGCCTTTAATCCCATACGCAAATAGCGTAGAGTTATAGGTGTACTTCCCCCCACAGGGACGACAGTTAAAGAAACTGTGTCTCCAGCCTTTGAAACAGAGATGGTGCCAATATTCCCATCATTTTCAATTGTTCCGTATTGACTAACAGATACATCTGATCCATCATTCAATATTGTTAATTCTGTAACAGCGTACTTATTTGCTCCGCCTGCTACATATTTGAGTGAGATCATATATTTCATTGATCTAAACTCACTTGCTGCAAAATTATCAAACACTGTGGAACTTTCAATTCCATTAATTGTTAACTCGTTATTGCCGTCTGATCCAAGATCGGTAGACCTAGCAGAAGTACTATCAATTAAATCTATATAGTTTGCTTCGGTTGGTCTATCGCCTGTCTGAAACAGAGCCTTTACGTTGGTGGTTGATATCTTTGCCATGAGGCTATTATATCATTATGTTAAAGAATATAGTTATTGATTCCGATGATTTGAAGTCCAATTCCAGGTATACCCGCAGATGCTCCTAATAAACCAATGTTTGTAAATCTGACTCTAAATGGAAGAATTTCAATAGCAATAGATGTTTTTTCGTTTGGAAGAATATTTAACTCTGGATAGTCTTTTTCTTTTATAGATGGAATAAAGTTTTTAATATCTGTTACTGTTGCTAAATTGCCTATGTTGTCTAATTTTGTTTCTGAATAATTTTTTGACTTTATTTTTGAGGGTATAAAACCTTTATCACTTATAACAACAGATGCCATTAGGACTCCTCGTTGTTTGTAATATCCTCAACTATAATCATTTTGCCACGAGCAACTGTCCATACACGGGTAGCATCACGTAATTCAATATCAAATATATCGCCAGTATTTAAACTTCTTGATTGAGCAGATGTTACAGATACTGTAAATTCTCCTGAAGCATCTCCAGTTTCTGCTTCTGGGAAAAGGGTTACAACGTGTGCTGCAGTATTACTGTCTATGTCCCCTGCGATTGTTGGTCTTTTAATTTCCATCTCAATCGTCCATAAGGCAATATCAAGTGGGTCTTTATTATCATCTGTTACATATACCCGAAATGCTGCTGTATCGCCTTTTACAATCGTCCAGTTGACCGTAGGAGGAGCAGAACCGATTGAATAAGAACTAAGGGATTGATCTCTAAATGTAGCCATAATCTTATCATTATACCATTAACTAATATGATATTTAAAATATTTTTATATTTTATTGCTCAAACTTGACTCTATTGGCAAATTCATGTTATAATTAATACATGCTACCTACTTGGTAGCATTTGTTCTCTAGGAGGTACTTTACAATGAGAGAAGCAAATGTTTGGCTAGGGGTATTGTCGTTGGTTATTTGCGGTACCGTTTTTGCGGGGGCTGCAAATGCAACAAATGAAAACAACTTACTAATTAAAGAGTCCGTTAAGTCTGCCACCCAAAAGGTGGCCTTTTTGGTTTCTAAAGAGAAAAAATTAGAAAAGTATGAAAATGCTCATAATTTAACTGATGAGCAACTGGTGGATATGTTACGTTATGTAGGGTTTGAAGGAAAAACCTTGAGATCTGCTTGTGCTATTGCAAAGGCAGAATCTAATGGTCGCCCTCTTGCCTTTAATGGTAATGTAAAGACTGGAGATAATTCCTATGGTGTATTTCAAATAAATATGCTTGGAGAATTAGGGTCAGATCGTAGAGATAAGTTTGAGTTAGACTCAAATGCTGAGTTATTAAACCCAGTAGTCAACGCACAAATTGCTCTTCATATGACTAAGGGTGGAAAAGACTGGTCTGCATGGAGTTCCGTAAATGGAAAGCGATATCAGGAATGGTACAACAAATATCCGTGTAAGAGGTAACTATTTAAAAATATACCCCATCATTAATTTGGTGGGGTATTTTTTATTACTCTGCTTCCCAAAAAAGTTTATAATAATCCATATCCCAAGACATTTGTTTAACATGTTTAGAGATAACTCCAGTATGAGCATAAAGTGGAATTCCTATTTTTTTACATTTACGAAAAAATGCAATATCTTCACCAACAAAGTTATCATTACCTGCAGAACTTTCTTCAAATAAAAAGTTTTCGTCTCCATATTCTTCTTTTAATTTTTTTACAACATCTCTATGCATAACTACTAAACCCATACCAGCACAGTCAATTTTTATAATTTGATTTTCTGGAAGTGGATGAATATGTGAAACATAAAAATCATCCGCATCATTAAAAATACAAGGTAGCGGTACTGGTAAAGACCCAACCTTTTCTTTAGAAATAAAATAAATTCCAGTTAGCATTGGATATTTGTCTTTATCTGCTGTAGAACACATTGTTTTCCAAATTTCTGGAGTTAATACAATATCTGAATCTATCCAAAACAACCATTCAGTTTCTAATTCCTTGTACCAGAAATCTAACATTTTTTGTCTTTGTCTTGCTATTTGATTTCCATTTACTCTTACAGTATTTGATATCGGAAATCCCAAACTTGGAGCAACTAGCCCAATTGAAAGAAGGCCATCCGCAAATTCTCCAGTAACCATTCCATTGTCACACCAACCAACAGTAATTCTTTCCCCTTGATTCATTAAATACCCCCCACTAATTTATTAGTTAAGTCTGTTATCCTGCTAGTGCTGCAACTATTTCTTCTTCAGAAATTTCAAGTAATGCAGTTATTTGTTCATTAGTAAAACCAAGTTCATTTAACTTAACAATACCTTGTTTACGATTTAAAACTTTAACTTCTTCTTCAGTAGGACCAGCAATGTGCGCTTCAATAGCAGCCTCAAGTTCTGCTTCGGTTACTGTTGAGTTATCGGCTGGTTTAATGATTTTGTTAGTAGAGTCATTAAAATCTGCCACTAAACCTTGACCACCTAATTCTTGGTCTAATTGTTTTAAATTAATTTCTTTTGATGTAATTGCCATATTATGACCCCAAATCTATTACAACAATTGATCGGTCTACAAATGTTGATGTGTTTGCAGCAGATGAACGATATTTTGCGGTAAAAGTATTAGAACCAGCAGTTAAGGTAGCCCT